TATGAAAGATATATACGAAAAAACACCCGAAGAAAGAAAGTTAATTAATTTTCAAAACTCAACAAATGCTTACTGTAAAGCTCTAGAATCACATACCCAAAACTTGATCCGAATGTATGAGCAAGGCGAAGGGTATGAGCTTGGATTAAAATTTATCCAAGAATCCCTTATTGTTATTAAATCATACGATGAGGAAAAGCATAAAGAGTTAGACGAACTACTGTTTAGCAAGATTGACAGCGACATCAATGAGTCTTAGATTCATTGCATGGAAAAACTAATCTTCAACTGTTCTTTGCCAAAAGCAGGGTCTGAGTTAATCCAGGTTCTGTTGCACCAAAATCCCCGTATCTACGGCTCTTCGACATCTCCGTTGTTGGAGTTCATGTTTGCGTCCTCGAACGTCATGAGCGGTCAGGAGGTCAAGAGTATGGACGGAAAAGTAACTAAGCCAGCCTTCGAGAATATGTGCAGGGCGATGGCAAAAGGGTGGTATTCTGAAATAACGGACAGACCCATTATCGTTGATAAGAACAGAGGATGGACTGCTTACCACGAATGGACTGCTAATTTGTTTGATAACACGAAGACCATATGTATGGTTCGTGATGTAAGGAGCATATTGGCTTCTCTAGAAAGAACGCACAGGAAAAACAGACACTCTAGGACTTGCCCAGATAGACCCGGAAAGATGCAAGGAATAACTGTCGATGACAGAATTTCCTATTTCAGCATCGAAAAGCCATTAGGTATTTCATTGGCTCGTCTAAAAGATACATTCCAAAGGGGGGTAGATAAGGACGTATTGTTTGTTAAATACGAGGACTTATGTAATTACCCCCAGATCGTAATGGACAAGATTTACGAACATATCGAGGAAGAGCCATTTAAGCATGACTTCGATAATATTAAAAAAGAAGTCCATGAGGATGATAAAATCTTTGGGATATTTGGTAGTCATTCGGTAAAACCAAAGCTAAGACCTTTAAAGGAAAGGTCATGGATGGATGTTTTCTCCGAAGAACAGGCAAGTAAAATTTATAAAGATAATATAGAATTTTTTGAAACATTTAAATACAAAGAGTAAATGTCCCCGTTAGCACCAGATCAAGCCCTAGAGTATTACCAACAGACAGGAGAACTCCCTGTTGGTTATACCAAATCTGACATCGAAGAGATGATGGGCATAACTCCCTCTACGAATTTCTACATTGCACCAAATGGAGAAAGAATTGCTACATTAAGTAATGGGGATACCATAAATGTAGATACTGGTGAGGTTTACCAGTTGAGTTCCGAAAGACCTTCCCTTTCAGAAGATCAAGTTTTATCTGAACTAAATACGTTCAGGAAGGAGCTTCAATTAGATCCCATAGACCCATTTGGGAAAAAAATAGAACCTTTTTCGGACTTGGCGAAAGACAAAGGAGGAGGAGGAGGCGGAGGATATTACTGTGCCGAGGACAATGATAGCGAATACTGCACGGCTCTCCGTGCCCAGAGAGATGCAGAGAGGGAGGCTGTAGAGCAAGAGGAAGCCGACAGGCAATACGAGGAGTTCTTAAAGGAACAGGACAAGAAAGCCGAAGAGGAAGCTTACGACCCCTATGACCCAAATCGTCCAGAGTATGACAGAACCCTAGTAAGAGAGCGTGAACTGGAGGAGGAAAGACAGCGTGAGTTAGAGCAGGGAGATTCTGAATTTGATGAAGAAGGTTATGATGAAAATGGTTATGATGTAAATGGTTATAATAGGGATGGTCTTAATGAATATGGTTATCCTGACCTAAGCCATTACTATGACTATTACAATAATTACTATGGTGAGTATGATTGGGCTAGGGACAATCCAAATGCCTATGCAGCATACCAAGCCTATCTTAATTATATAGGAATGACCCAGGAGGAGTACCGAGATTGGTCAGGCTTTGCATATCAAAGCGGTGATGAAGAATCCGAGACACCAACCGATGAAGATGTAGGACTTGTTAACCCAAATGTTGACCCCAATAATACTTCCGGTTATTACAATGAGGAAGGCGTATTTGTATTGCCTGATTTCCCTGTGGTAGAAGATGAAGAGGTAGATACGGAGGTTGGGGATTATACGACTCCAGAACCCGAAACACCAATCAATCTTTTAGAAATTGAACCCGAAGTTCCCGCTCCGTCTTCCGAGACAGATCCGGGTGGTATACGAGAAGTCCAGGATACGTTAAGCAGATATGACGATACACGATTCGCATTAAATGAACTTTTGCGTCAAGAAGACTATTCAAACTTCCAGGATAACATTTTACGTTCGATTGGCGATATAGCAACCCCACAGCAGGGTGCTGAGTTTGGTCTAGATAAATCGGATGCAATTGTAGACCAAATAGTGAACTTTGCCCTAGAGGGCGGATTAGACCCTCTTAATAGTGTCACGGTTTTAGTTAATACCATTGAGGGAGTTTTAGGTAAGGAGTTGGTAAATCTACCAAATGCGGGATACCTGATTAATAATGTCATGGACAGGCTCATTCCCCAAGATGTCCAAGATAGCATAGAAGCAAATCAACCCGGATTCATTGATTCCTTCAGGGCTAAAGCCTTAGAGGGGCCGACCGGTTACCTGAACGAGGGTTTCAACCTTACTGATACCTTGTTTAGGAACACAAACTTTGCCAAAAACATACGTTACGGTCTTCCTCCCTCAGAGGAGCAAAGAAAACAACAATACTACGATTTCTTTGAAGCCCTAGGGGTAGAACCACCTGACGAAGGGGTATACATTCCTGAAATTGGATACAGAGTCCCGAAGGAAGAGCAATACCAAGGAAACGCATTCGAGGGTGAAGTCTTTGACGAAGATGGTAATGTATCCAAAGAATACCAAAAATGGATGGCCAATCAGATGGATGGCCCAGGAGCTATAGGTGGCTTCCTTAGTGGAGTCGGAGATACTATCAAGGACATTGGAACCGGTATAGGAGAAGCAGTAGAAACTGGTGCTTTTACTTATCAAAAAGCACTCGGAGGAACTGTTCAAAAGTTCTTAGCTAACTATTTATTGCCTGCTGTTACAACACAGGGCGTGAGCCTACCTGCATCATTACTTCTTGATTTTGCATCCAAAACTCTAGCACCATCAGATGCACAACAACTCTCAGATTACCTCCAGCGTAAAGGGATAGACCCAACAACCGCCACAATGGGAGATGTAGCAGCTATTACTTTTGGTGGTGGATTAAGTGACATAGGGCCGCAAGATACCAGAACTGGCATTCAGGGCGGTGGAACTATTTACGCAACAGATGAACAAATAACTGATTATTACGACCAGAAGAGGTTCAATGATGCTATTAACTTAACATCAGGAGGTGCTGGTGCTACTTTTGTCGAACCCAATGGGGATGGTCAATATAATTACGATATAGATACTGACACGAATATTCTTGGGACTGACGAAAATAAACTACCTGAAAATGTTGCTGGTTTTGACCCCTTTGCTGAGGGAGCTGATAAGTTCGTATTTGATCCAACCAAGCTTCCCGATGATAATACAGAGGGTGGATTCTGGGCATTTTATGATTCAGGAATAGATGCAAGCTTACCGGGAAGATTTACTAGAACACAAGGAACCGCAACTGATACAAATAAAGGTGTTACCCCTACTGAAGGGACTGGGCCTGTTGACTCAACTGATACAATTACAAATGGAACTACTGGAGGAACTACTGGAGGAACTATGGCAGACAATACTACATTAGGGGCTGGAAATGCTTACGACCCAGCCTACGAATTAGCAAGAATTTTATACGGAGAAGATGTAGCCGGACAATACCGTGGCGGTGGATTGGCTCAAACAGGTTTCCAAGACCTAATTGACCGATACCAACGTGACGTAGAGGGTCGTGCATTTGAAAGAACTGCCGCTCTTGGTCGTGCAGAACAGAACCTCGTAAATGCGCTCAGACAGAGACAGCGTGGTGCAGACGTATCGCTACTGGGTCAGTTTGGAGAACCTATGGCTGAAGCCCTTCGTGGTGTTGACCCACGTATAGAGGAGCAGGTAGGCGAACAAAGAAAACTCGCACAAAGACTCTACGGAGAAGCCGCAGGAGATTTCTCTCCAGAGCGTGAAGCAGAGATAATGGAACGTGCATTTGAGACTGGTCAGATGCAGGGTCGTGCTAGAGATCCACGTTTAGCCTACGATAGGCTCTTGGGTGCAGAAGACGCTAGAGCTTCTCGTGAAGCTAGGGCGCAACAAGCTGGAGTCAATCTGTTCAATCAGGCTCAAGCCCAGACTGGAGCAGCTCCAGGATTAGTGTTAGGACTGCAAGGTTCTCCTTATGAACGTGGTGTTGGAACAGTTAGTCCCGTATTCGGTGCTACTGCTGCTATTAATCAAAGCTTGCAGAACTACCAGAATCAGCAAAATCTGGCCGCTAATCAACAGGCACAAAACACTTTACGTAGTCTATACAGTCAGGCAGCAGCAACCAATGACCTTTCCACGATGGAAAAGGTTCAAAGTGCCATCAATAGTCTAGGATCTGGATTAGAAACTATTGAGTCCGTAGGTGGAATTATACAGGGATTACCCGATACCTACAATGACGTAAAGAATACCTTTACTGGAATTGTTGATACCGTAAAAAATATACCGGTAGTTGGGGGTGTTCTCGGTGGAGCTGCTAATGTAGCTGGGGGTGTTCTTGGTGGAGTTGCTGGTTTAGCTGGAGATACTTTCGGTGGAGCCGTTGATTTAGGTGCAGATGCCCTTAGTGGTGTCGGAAGTCTTTTTGGTGGAGCTGCTAATACGGCAATCTCAGGATTAGGTGATGGTCTTACGGATGTTACTGGTTTCATGGGACAAACATTCGATACCGGGGCGAATCTATTTGGTTCACTAACTGGTGGATTAGGCGGAGGTTCGGTTAATGTAGCAGATAATATATTTGATCTAGGTTCTTCCGCAGCCTCTTCAACTATTGATTATGGTAAAAACCTATTTAAATCACTATGGTAAACGTTCAGCAACAACTTATTAATCCATCCCTTGGTCGAACCGACTACGGGGTAATGACTGAGGCTACACGAGCAGGGCTACAAGAAGTCCTACAGGCGAGCAAGGAAAAGCAAAACCGTATTCGGACATCATTAGCTGAAACGAAAGTAAACAATCAATTGTCTGCACAAGCACAAGCCGAATGGATGGGTGCTATTGCCAATAACCCAGACTTGCTTGCAGCCCTCGATAAAGCCCCAGATTCAGTCCAGAAAGCCTATAAGAAGGCTGAAAAGGGAAATGCTGGTCTTACTGATAATGGCGTAATATTGAGCTACATTTCTTCTGCACAAAAGCAGATTAACGCAAAGCAATCTCTCGATACTCAAAGCCTACAACAGGATCTTATCCGAGCGCAGATTCTACAAGCAGAGGCAACTGCTGGTGCTAAAGAGGCTGAGGCTCTTTCGGAGCTATACGGAATTCAAGGAGCGGATAATGTAGGTGCTGCATTAGCTAGGGGAGGATCCCGTGTTGGGACGCCACCGGTTAGTGCTATTGATACCGGAACACCCATTACATCAGCTCAGGCTCAAATGCCTCGGCTTCAACAAGATTTCATTCCCGGTTCTATTGGTGGTATCGAAACTACCAGAACTTTGCCTACCCCTGATATACCTTCAGTCCTGCTACCGAAGGAGACACCTACACCTGCACCTCAAAAACCAAAAACAGAAGAAGAGGTTCAACGAATGTTTGATGAGGCTACTCCGGTTTCTACTGAGACCGTAGAGCAAGCTGAACCCGGTTTGCCAGCTCTGTTTACAGATTCCAAAGGAAATGTAATACCCGTAGCAGACCCAGTTGCAGCAGTAAATAACCCTGAAGTTAAGGAATTAAAGAGCAAGGGAATGTCTACTGGTGATGCTGTATTGGTAGCTAAAGCCAAGAAGGGCGTTGATGATGCCCAAGAAAGGTTCGTGTTCGGTGATGGAAACGTCAGGAACTTGCCTACCGCATCTGAGAGATCCGCTCAGTTATACCGAGCTGGCTTAGATGCGAAAGAATCTCAAGCACAGGTTAAGATCGAGATTGATGCTGGACAGATATATACACCACCCACATCCAAGGATGTCTTAGAAAAGAAGCAAGAGTTCAACGCCGAATGGAAAGCTGCACGGTCAGCATTTACCGAACTTGTTTCGAGTAGCGCACAAATGCAGTCAACCGTTGATAGGCTCAATCAGAACCTTGGGCCATTTACCGTTGGTTGGTTCGGAACTGCATCTGGTTTTGCTGGTGTCGATATTATCCCAGATAACAATGAACCGCAGGTTGTAAGGCAAATGATTAGCCAGTTACGATCTGATTCTGCTATTACCACCATTCAGGACATGAAGTCACAATCCAAGACTGGCGCAACCGGTCTAGGTCAGGTGTCCGTGGTTGAGTTCACTTCCTTGATTGAGAAGGCAAATACCGTTGACCAACGTATGTCATCAGACGAGATTAGACGATCTGCTAAAAACTATATGTATAACCGAAATAAGGCTGCATATAACACATACATCAGCATGATGGATATATATGGTCGTGAAGCCATGCTTACGCTACCCGGTGTATCCGACAAAGCTATGGGCAATATTCTTTACGAGATTGATGAGTATGAAAGAACCAACCCAGATGGTAAGAAAATAGCTGCTTCAAGCGGTAAGTATATCGACACTATACCGGCAAAATACAAACAGTATTCCCAATCCCGAACTCCACCTAGCCCTGCACCAACCCCAGCACCCACGGGAGAAAGACCCCGCGATCCAGGATTGGTTGACGAGGCTGAGTTCGCAGGTAGACAGGCTAACCGAATGGTTAACAAGGAAGTTTCCGACATGATGTCACAATCACGTATTCCAGGTTTGAAGAGTCCGATGGCCGCAATAGCACCCCCAATCATGAGGTTGTTCGGAATATTACCCGATGCCACAGATCCTGAGAACGTAGACAAATTCTACAAAGAACTACAGGACAGTATACAAATAGACTAATATGCTTACTCTCACGGATCCCAAGAGTAAAGTTCCAATCAAATATTATGGTAGTGAACAACCTACCCTGGAGCTTGCACAAAAACTATTATCTGATGCGATAATCAAGTCATCAGACGACCTATATACTGGTGCATACAAGAAAAATGCGCTCGGTGAGGACATAGATATCGAGGAGCAAAAGCTCAACCTGGAAAAGAACGCTGCATTACAATTGCGTGTTCCTTACCAAAACGTTAGTTCAATAGGTTTGGGAGCAATTGAGAGGGCAGAGCTTGGTTTGAGACCTACTAAGGGACAAAAACTTGAGTTCCTGCGATCACGATACGGTTACAAAAATGTCCAAGCTTTGCCAGTAAATGGTGATTACAGGCTACTCGTTAAGAACGGAGAAGGAGACCAAGCGAAATACACATTTGTTAATGAAGAGGGTCTTGATTTCGGTGACGTAGCAGAGTTCGGTGCTGGTGCTGCTATTCCGATAATTGTTGCTGGTGCGGTTGTATCAAAAGCTCCGCAACTTATTGCGCCACTTGCTACACCTGGATGGGGTTCTGCTGTAGGTTTGGCCTCCTTATCTGGTGGAACATACTTCGGAACTGCTGCTGCCCAAGATGCTATTTTTGCTGCTGTAGATCAAGACTTCTCTGACTACAAGAAAGCTCTAGCAAAACGTGGAAAAGAAGCTGCATTTGCTCTTGCTCCCGAAGCTGCATTTATACGTGGAGGTCAATGGCTATCCAAGTTTGGCGGAGGAAATGGAGTTGACAAGGTAGCACGGGAACTATCCCGTAGCATAGATGACCTGAACCGTGAGTTCGGCACATCGTTGAGGGCTGGAGCTGGCGGAGCAACAAGCAAATCTGGTGCTGCTAGAGAATTTATTGCTAGTGAGAATAGTGCTGCTATACGTAAACTCCGGCAAGACAACATTGATGAGCTTGGTCGAATCCAGAGAACCTTAATTACGGGCAAAGCTGAACCAATAGATCAAGTTATTGGGAATGCCAAGCAAGCTTTAGAACAGACCCTAACTAAGTTATCCAAGGATGTAGCTAGGTTTGATAAGGATTTGTCTGCGTCAATCCAAGACATACTCCAGACTAGGCTAAAGAGGTTGGGAGGAAGCAAGGAATTAATCCTTCGTGCGCCCGATGGAGATCAAGTCCAGAAGGGTCTACAGGGTTTATTTAACCGTGTCCATAAAAGAAAACGAGCCTTGTTTGATGAAACAACAAAGGTAGCAGATGATGAGGGCATCTCATATAGTGCTGACAGTATCATTGGTGCTATGCGTAGGGCAATCGAAAAGGCCGGAACTGGCTTTGATGACCCTGCTGCGGAATCAGCAGCCAAGACGTTTGCATCATCCGCAGAGAAAGCTGGTCTATCCGATGAAGCTGTATTATCGGCTATAAAGGATGATTTACCGGTTGAGTTCAAGGTTAAGAAAGATCCTTCCTCTGGAAAAATTTTAGACTTCGATGGCATCAAGGCTATATCCTATCGACAGTTGGACAGGATGATTAAGAAGTATGCTGAAAGAGCAGACTTCGGTGATGTAGGTGCTGTAGGTTCAAGTGCGGCATTTTCCAGATTGATGCGTAAGGAGCTTACCAAGGTTCGTGATAAAGCGTTAAAAGGGACAGAGACAGAAAAAGCCCTAGATGTTGCTAACAGATACTACAGGAATGAATACGGAAAGTTCCTGCGTTCTGACGTAAAACCATTAATTAAGCCTGATTTCGGTGGTGGATATGGTAGTATCCCCGGTGAAACATATACCGTTCTAGGTGGTGAAGCAGTAATCAACAGAATACTGAGTAACTCCAAGTCAGTCCGTGAGATCATTGATACCTTCCCAACTAAAGTAGCTGGTGATGGTGTAAGCCGTGACCAAGTAATTGATATACTTAAGCGACAGTATATGAACAAGATTGGTCTGAACGGGACAGTAAAACTCGGAAAAGGCTTTGGTATAAAGGGCATAAACAATGACATCATGTCAGTCCTATATGGCAGATCATGGAGAAACAAAGTTGACGCATTCAATAGGCTTGATGAACTTGCTTCACAAAGCGGAAAAGTTATTGAGCTGGACGACAATGTTTTCCGTGAGATACTTAGTGCTGGGACACCCAGTCAGGTAGCAAATGCTGAGAAAATAGCAGCGCAAAGAATCAGGTCTGCATCACAAATGACCGCATTGCAGCAAGACAAATTAGTGAAGTATATCACTACTACTACCGGGGGAGATATAGCTGCGGCTGACGCTCTTGAAGCTATAGGATCATTGCTCAACTATAATACGTCTCAGTTGAAGGCTATGAAAAAGGTCATTTCTGCTAGTAGCGGAGAAAGTGGTTTACGCTCTCTGAAAAAAAAGCTACACGATGACCTTGTTGAGAAGGCTAGACCCAATAAGCCAAACTATCCTAGCACCAGAGGTGGAGATCCTGCATTTGACCCGGATCTCATGATAGCTAACCTCAAGGAAGGCACGAAAACACATAAGGTAGCAGTTGAGATACTCGGAGCTGACTGGGTAAAGAACATGAGAGACTTATCTAATGTTCTAAAGTATAGCCTATATAAAGAACCCGGAAAGCTCGGAGTAAGGACAGTTGGATCACCCGGAGGAGGAGGATTCTCGTTTACCGTATTAGCTAGTGACTTACCAAGATCCGTATCAAGATGGTCTTATGGGCAGATTTCTAGCAATCCCATGCTATCCAAGTTCTTGAGCCAAAAAACACCCGACCAAGCTTCTATGGTGTTCGCTGAGACTCTACCCACATACATCAATACATCTAGTGGTCTCAAATCATTAGTAAATGATATGCGTTATGACCCTGAGTTATCAGCCTATATACAACAGGAGTTAGCCAACTTAGGCAATATGTCTATGATGTCTCAACAACAGATACAACAGGCAGTCCAACAAGAGACTACAGCTCCTCGTAATCCATCAATGCCTCAAGAGTAGCTCTGAGGTCTCCAGGTTCAGTAAAGCGAGTTTCTACCAGAGGTTCTCCCTCTACCGATAGAACTACAAAGTCGGCTACGTATTCTATTTCAATTTTGTGGGATTCTATGAAATAGAGTATATCCTCGGCTTTTCTTCGTGGTTCATCGAGGTGATATATTTTAAAGTATTTATCACCTTCGATTAGGTCATCTGCAAAGATGGCGACATTACCAGTATCGGTAATTTTAGTCACCATCTCGTCCTGATTCATCATATCGGCAGGGCCATCAGGATAGATATATGTATCGGCTTCATTCATGGTAAAAAAAATAGGGAGTAAACACGAGAAAATGACGCAAAACCCGTTGGGGACGTTACCGTTACCCCCTCCCTAAAGTTACGACAGCCTACCGACTGTGTTATCGAATATAAATTTGTCAACAATGTCTCGTTCTCCCTCTCTGTTCTTAACTAAGCTATAAGATAAATCAATATAGGGTTTTCCAGTTTTGTCAAGTTTCTTGCTCTTTACCATATCGTAATTAGTAGGCCACATCATTAGGATTATATCGGCATCATTCTCAATGTCACCGCTATCCTTGAGATCATATATAGAAAGCTTACCTCGTTTAGCACCCTCACGATTGACCTGAGCGAGAAGTATAACAGGGATATTCAACTCCATAGCCATCTGTTTAATATTGTGGCTAACTTCTGCTATTCCATCGTGCTTTGCCAGCTTAGGATTCCAAGGTATTAGTTGCAGGTAGTCTACGACAATCATAGATACATCGTGCTTCCTCTTCATGTTCCTACACTTTGCCCTTAGATCTGATACGCTCTTAATATGGTTATAGACGTATATAGGAGACTTCTTAATCTTCTCGGTAGCTTCTATGATTGGTTTGAATGCGGTTTCCTTATCATCGCTCTTGTTGGCTTCTTCGATATTCCTAGCGGATGATATCTGAACCATCCTCTTAAATACCTGATCCGAGGGCATCTCAAGGGAGAAGACACCAACACCCTTACCCTCTCTTATAGCGACTCTTAAGGCTATATTGAGTGCCAGTTGGGATTTACCGCATGATGTAGGTGCTGATATCACCATCACTTCTCCGTCCCCAATACCGCCCTCTGGTAATTTTTCATCCAGATGCTTAATACCGGTTGGAATCCTGCGTGGATGATACTCACCCTTACGCATCATCTCGACTTGCTCAATAAAGCTCGATCCAACATTACCCAAGGAAACATCCTCGTTATGCAAACCATCAATCCTTGACAGTTCTCCTTCCATAAAAGCCTTTGCCTCATCCGCTTCGGCTCCACCATCGAGTTTCTCGATCAATAACCTAGAGTTCCTGATTAACTTTCTGGCGTTGCTACGCTCTTTAATAATCTTTGCCGAAGTAATAGTGCTGGTGGTTGTCTCACAAGCGTCCATTACTGAGTATATAATAGAGATCCCACCTAAATCATCAAGCAGACCCTTCTTGCGGAGTGCTTCGCTTACACTTATTTCATTTACTTCACCGCCCTTGTTTACGATTTCTTTGATAACGCCAAAGATCGTCCTAGTGTCCTCAAAGTGAAAGTCCGATTCATCTATAATCTGAATTACATCATCGAAGGCTTTCTGGCTAACCTCCGCATCTGGTAGCATACATGATGCAACAACTATTTGTTCGGCTTCAGCCGATGCATGGATCTTTTTCTCGTATTTTTTTGTCATGTTCGTTTTTGTTTAGTTTAGATAATTCATTACAGCAAGAAATGGCTGAGTCAATAATAATCTTTGCAGATTTATTACAGTCCCTAGTCTCAATGGATTCAAGTATTGACTTGACCATATTTATCCCATCACTTGTTTTTCTTTTTACTTCGGTCATTTAACTGGTGTTCCATTAGCTTTTTATTGTTGGCTTGAGATATACCATATCTGCAACCACATGATTTACAGCGCATAGTTTGGGTAATTATTCCCTTAGCGGATATCTTTTTGCCGTCACGAATAACGTTTTCAGAACCACATCTGGGGCAAGACCAAGGATCGAGACCATTCATTACCCCAACGTGAGTCTTCCCCGGAGTATACTTGCTCAAGTATTCATAAACCTCCTGAAGTATCTTAACGTCTTTAATGCAATACTTCACCATATCGTTCATAGACTTCTCGCATTTGTCTAAAACGATATTTTTCCACAGGTCGAAACTGGTGGATATCTTGCCGTGACCTAGCAAAAACTTAGCAATGTAATCTAGGCGATGAGAGTTAAGATCAAACTTCTGCCTTGATATCTTTAAAGTGTCAATCGTTGTGACATCTTTAGGTAATCCAAGTTTGTGCTTCAGGCAACGTCCCCTGAACCACTTCATATCAAACCTATCACCGTTGTGTGCAACCATCTCATCCGCTAGTTCCATGACTTCCATGAATTGTTTGCAGACTTTCTTATCGCAACCGTTCTTCCATTTTAAAACGTGAACCTTTTTTTCGTTTTCCCACTTGTAGCAGATACAGATGATTGCTCGTTCTTGAATAATATTATCGTGGGAAAGGCTCACTTTGCGTCCCGGTCTCCAAAAAAACCCAATGTTAGGGCTAGTTTCTATGTCCCAAAATAATCTATTCATATAAAAGTATCGTTAAGTTTTCAGCCCATGCCTCCCCTGACTAACCAAAAAATCAGGGGAGGGCTTTATTAGGGGATGAGCAGTTGTTCTAGTAGTCTTCCTTTGAGGAAGAAATATTAAAAGACATCGCTATCTAGTTCAACGTCTGGATCGCTGGTGGCTTCGGAGGATTTACCCCATCCGAAGAGCTTCTTGCCGTTACCGACATAAACTTTACTCTCACCGTTCTCACGTTGTTCCTTTGACTGATTGATGCTAACGGAGGCATCGTTATCGTATTGGTCTGGGGCGTCATTAATCCACACATCCAAGTCTAGATAGAGACCCTTCTTGCCTTTATAAAGGTGTTTCTCCTTGTCGATCTTATTAAGATCAATCTTTAATGCTATTAGCTTTGACATATTATTTCTGGGTTAGTTTTGTTTTTTGTTCATCCTTGGCTGTAATAACAGATTTGTCACTACGAACACCATCGGTAAATTTAGACCACAACTTTTGTAGTTCGGTAATTTCCTTACATTTTTTAATGGAATCAATGGCGAGCATCAGTTCCATAGCTTGCTCTTTTGGTCGCATCGCTTTAGAATCATGCCCATGCTTATTAGTCGCATCTGCATCCTTCTCGTTGTCGATAGCAAACAAATTGCCCAAGGCTCGCTTAAGGGCGTAAGATGCGGTAGACCCAGATATTTGTGCGGCATCCATACCCTTCTTTGCCGTGCTGTGCAAGGCGGCGTGTTCTACAGAAATAGTAAGGTCTGAATCACAATCACACAATGATACGGTAGTGATATTAAACATATAATCGCCATTGCAACGATCCTCGATACGATCACTACATAGCAAGACGCATCCATGCTCAGCAAGTAAGGGCTTGAGGTTTTGTAAAATATCCTCGGCACTACGATACTGGTAGTTTCCAAACTTGTTCGTTTGACCCTTCGGTGCTACAAGTTGAGATTGGATAGCTAAGAGTTTTTTCCTAATACTTATTTTATTTTGTTGGTTCATTTCTGGTTATGTTTGTGGATTAATAATTGCCGGTAGAATGCCGACCGTTGTTTCTGATTCTTGCAACATTCGATGTCTTCATCTATTGCCCCAAGTTCTGATAGTAAAGCACGTTGCTCTTTTACTGTCAAGTTTCTTTCAAACCTTTTTATTAATTGCGTAAGCCCAACAGGGTGAAGGACATCCATAGCTGGAAAATCCAGATAGTCTGCCATCCTACGCAATACTTCTGGCAGGTCTTCTTTACTTCCTTGGCACATACCAAAGAAATAGTTCTCCACCTTTCCGAGCATAGCATTTGCGTTGCGAGAAATAACACCTCGAACAAGACCCGATTGGTGATCGTGATCTAGACACCAGTCGTTTTTGTCCTCCATTAATATAGGGCAGAGTTCTGGCTTGAAGTCCTCTCGGAACGTAGCAATTTCATTATGTTTTAGATACATTTATAATATGGGTTAGTGGTTAAAACGGAATTAAGATTCCTCCTCTTCGTCAAATTCAAACCCTGCGTCAAACGCCTTGTCGAGCATCTTGCGGAGTTCGATAATTTCATTTTCGAGTTCGATGATTTGCTTGAACCTCATCTCTGATAGTCCCTTGTAGACACGGATAGCTAACTCATCGGAGTTCGTGAGTTGTAGTTCGTCATCTAGGAAATTATATTTCGATACTTGCTCTTTGGTCAAGTCCCTAGTGATACGCTTCTCGTGCATCCGATGGCGGTTGCTGTGGCTGTATGTTCCCTTGCTCATAGCGTTATTGTGTGACGAATTTAAATAAGTAAACCCCAACGAACGCAAGAAATATAAAGCTACTTAAAATTACCGCCATAGCGGTGACGAATAGTTTGTCGTATTTATCCATAGTGTTATAGTGAGTTCGTGGGTTCATCGTTAAGGACAGAAATCGCTTGGCGTAGCTGTAGATTGTCCATACGTAGACCAGCTATCTCTGCATGGGAACGCTTAAGGTGGTAGTCCAGTTCGGTATTCTTTGACTCCAACAGAATGATGTCCCGCTTGAGGCGAGTCACCTCCTGCTCAAGTCTGTCGTGGTAATCAAAATCCTTAGCCATTTCACCATCTGGCATCCTAGATGGAACACCATCGAAGAAAAACCATTTGTTCTCCTTTGTTTTGTCCTTATTCATCAGAAACCTTTTGTAAGAATCTCACGAAGTCGCATAAAAGATGGTGGGTTAAATCAATCAACTCAGCCAAGCACCAAGATAGGAAACCAAGCAAACCAATGGGTAGCCAAATAACCTGCATGATGCAAATTAGAGTAATCGTTAATATTTTATTTATTTTTTTCATATTGCTTTTTTATTTCTTTAACTTTCAGGTCTAGGATTTCAATGACGCTTTTGTTTTCAAAGTCGCCAAACTTTTGCATAAACATCGTATGGGAATACATAGATGAAAAAGTTCCGCCATTGGAGGAAACCTCTTCATGCACAATACTCAGTAACGTGTTTAGTTCTGATAACAAGGAATGCGCTTGCCTTTCAGCAACCTGCACCTCGGCTATAAGATCGTGAATCTCATCTAATGCTTTTCTACTTACTGTATGGTTCATAATTTTTCAACTTTCTTTATTCTTCCTACTGCTCCACGTTTGAATATACAAGTTCCATCACGATCTGGGTTCCTATGCAAGCATAATCTTTGAGCTTTTTTCTCATCATTAGCCCACTTGATATATATTGTTTCAGTTGGAACACCTTCTATGGATGCTGTTATTTTATACTGATTCATACTAACCTTTGTATTAGTGTTAAGAATGCTTTGGTGGCTGTTGCTGGAACAACTCCGTTCCCCAAGAGCCTAAGTCTGTCCATCCTACTGGAATTCCCATTAACTGTTCGACCCAGTTTGGATTCAATGACCCTCGGCTCTTCCCAGTCGTGCTGGGGTTCGCTTGGTCTTGCTGGGTAAGATGCTCCTGATAGACCGCCAATGGAAGTTCTCCGTTCGTCCCCCGATGTTTCCCTGCTACATTCAGTCTCTTCATGGAAGTGCCAGCAGTTGCCTTCCAGTCTCTCGCCTGAACCGTTGGCCAGTTCATTACTTCCTCCCTGAGATTCTTGCAACCGCCCTTCTTCTTGGCTTCTGCTAGTTTCTCCGGTGATCTCGCTGGTAGCACATCCATTGTTTGTGGCGTAGCCCATGATGAAGACCCGCTTTCTGCGGTGTGGTGCGCCAACTTCGCTCGCTGAGAATATTCCTGCCGTTGCTCTGTAACCCAAGCCCTCCAATGATCCAAGGACATATTGGAGAACCGGTTGTCCATCTCCTGTTGTGCTACTGAGTATCCCTTCCACATTTTCGAGAAAGACAATTGTTGGTTGGCAATCTTTGATTCCTCGCTCGATGTATGGGAACAAGTGTCTTGGATCTTCGGTAGACTTCCTAAGACCTGCCTGAGAGAATGGCTGGCAAGGGAATCCTCCCGTGAGGATATCCACTTTTCCACGAAACTTTCCGTAAGGGAAGGTTTTAACATCCGTAAAGATAGGTGCTGGATCCAGTTCTCCCGCTTCCATCTTCGCAACCAAGTTCGAGATAGCGAAGGCTTCGATCTCCACATGAGCGATTTCTCGCAAATTTGGGAAAACTCTTCGGAGTCCAAGACCGATTCCTTCGTATCCAGAGCAGAGAGATAAATGGTTAAGTTGTTCGGTATTATCCACACTTCTCTTCCTCCTCCCCCACCATTATTTTTTCAAGCCTAATCCTAGCTAAGTTCAATAGCTGTTCACGCCATTCATCCGTAGGCTCGCCAAGGAATTTGTAGGATTCCACTTTTGATGATTCGGTAACTGCGTGAGCAACCGCTATCATCATTTTATCTATGTCTTTTATTGATATGTTTGTTTTCATTTTTATGTATTATGTTGGGTTAAATCATTGATTCCAAAATAGAAATCTCTTGCACACTTAGCCCTAAAGATTCCTCTGTCAATCATTTTTTGTGACCACTCCTTCACGTATACCTCTCCATGAGTATTGCACACACAGACAGAGTAAGTCTTTGGTAGGTAATCAAGACCCATGTCGTTCTTAATCATGTATGATTCAATCGCCAACTGAAAGTTGTCGGAGTCATAAAATTTACCCTTACCTGAGCTTGAGCAATCACGAAACTTGTAATCAAACAAACAGATGCGACCATCTTTTTCCGCAACAAGATCTATACGTCCTGCTATTTTCATGTCATGGCAGCAGATTAATTTCTCAGCCTCTATGGGTTCGATATCATGTTCCATGAAGTAATCAATTACCGGTCTAGCGAAATCATCATACGGATCTTCATCGACAAAAACACTGTCCCTCATTCCGTTGACCAGTTTCTCAACCCTGTCATGTGCGTTTGTCCCAAACTCAGAGGATGCTGTTCTTTCTCCTGTAGCTGGGCATATAGGTTTACCCCATAAGAGATCATTGATCTCATCGTATTCAAGTTCTGGGTTTTCTCCCTTTAGTTCAACCGCCTTCTTTACCCGCCAAGTCTCGATAAAAGGATTAGGGATAACTTTTAGGATTGTGGTGACACTTGGATACATCCAAG